CACCGCACGCTCAAGATGGTCAAGCGCATTCTCTCCGGCCTCGTCTGGATTTGGGTGATTTAGGTGGATCTGCTGCTGGGCAGTCACAGCATGCTTGATGCAGCGGGTGATGTGGTAATCGTATGTAGGCTTATCCTTCCAGAACCACTCTCCATAGGCCGACTTGGCGGACCCGTTGCCCATCACCCTCCACACAATTTCGGAGGCGGCATTACCCATCTCTTCGATTGTGGGAGGGTTTTCCATTTACAACTTCATCCCTGGCGGATTGTATTTCTTCGACCACGCCCATACCTTGAGCATGGCTTGGAAGGCAATACCGGCCTCGTACAACTCATCTTCAGACCAGCGATGGATCACCAATGTCTCTGGGTCATTAGCAGCCAAGACAACTGAAACGCAAGCGCATTTCGGATTCTCGGATGCGTATTTATAGGCCCATAACTGCGCGCAATCGGAGTCATAGAATGGGTCGTATTTTGGGTTCACCTTCCTATTCTTTAGGTCGATGATAGCGTCCCCAATCCCTTTTAAACGGACATAAGCATCGCAGCGGCCAGCATAACCTGCCCCGACCAATGCTTTCTCGCACCAGTGGGTTTTCTCAACGTTGTCCTCTGCCCATTCCCTAAACGTTTTGATATAGGGCTGGAGGTCTTCGTCTTTGCAGCAAGCACGTCCCATAAGGATATTCTCTGCCTGCTCATGCATGCGGGTTCCATGCTCTGCCGCTTTTGTCGTAGCTTGCTTTGAATCTTTGACAACTCTTTTTGCGTAATCTTCGAGTGTTTCACCATCCTCCTTCGGAAGAGTGAGCGATGCCATGATAGCCTGCTCGATCTTCCATGCGGTTAGTTGTGGCTTATCCATGATGCCAAGCACGCTAGTAACTGATGGGAGTAACCCCATCTTACGCGCATCGGCAACTGTGGTGTTACGCTCAACTCCATTCTTGCCAACCATGATATGAGCAGAACAACCTGCCTCTGTATACCAATGGCCTGCATCTTCGCTTTTCACCAACCTGGATTGAACAGGTTCTTTTGATGTAATGGTAAGTGCCATTAGAATGGCATCGTGTTGCCGTCCACATCCTTGTTGTCAACAGGAGCAGCCTTGCCCTGCGGTGCGCTGGCCGCACCGGACAACTCCTTGCTTTCCAGAATCTTCCCCTGCAACCATTCAGGCATGCTGGCAAACGCACCACCTTTGCCTTCTTCGATCTCGTAGAACACTTGATCGTTCTCGGTGGTGGTCGGTGCCTTGACCGACTTGGGCAACTTGGCCAATCCCTGAATGGAGCAATACTCGCGCCCAGCTTGGCTTGTCTTATTAACCAGCGTAAGCATTGCTGCCTTACCCAAGAGGTTCTTTAGGTTGAAGGCGGCAAGCTCTTTGCTGGTAAATGCCTGTCCACGCCAAGTCTCCAGGTGCTTGCGTAGGGTTGCACGCTCGCCAAGGCTGCGGGTCAACTCCATGCTGACGACCATTGGTCTAGTCACTTTGGTTGTCTTTCCGTTCTCGGTCACTTCGCCTTCGATGGTTTGTTCTGGAAGTTCGAATGAAAGGCGAACCTTGGGGGTCCACTTCTCTTCTCCGTCCCAGTTTGTTTTCTGCGTGCCCAGATCCACGATGGAAAAACAAACTCCAGTAGTGGCTCCGGCTTCGGGTAGTTGGCGGTCTCCGCCTTTTGATTCAGTTGCGCTGATGGTTAGACTCATATCATGTCTCCTTGATTTATGGTTGGTTGTTGGTTTAGTTGATGTGAAGTTACTGAAATGCCTTGGGCTACAGTTGTGGCATAAGGTGGTGGGTAAACCAAGTCAATCTTTAAGTTTGGCGGTGCGATGTGACGCGCAATCTCGCAAACGTCATCGGCCTGGAGGATGACCAACCACTTCTTCTCGCCATTGCGCCGAAAGAATACGGATGGAATCTTGCTTGCAGGACAATCCGCTTTCGCCTGTGCCATCCATTGTTCCGGCTTAATTTGCTGGCAACGCTTACCCTCAATGTGGAATGGGAAATTGTCGCAAACCACATCCCCGCTACCGCCCTCTGGATTGCCAGCGTATTGCTGCGTGCGCCTGGCCTTCTGCCAGCCTTGTTCCCTTAAATAATTGGCAAGCTCGCGCTCGCCTGCCGCACCCTTACGCCTAGAGTTGATTGCCATGCCCCACGCTAGGGGCGGTGTCAAATAACCGTCAAGCCTTTTTCTTTAGGTCTTCCTTCATTACGGCCATGAGTCCCATGCCTGACAATTTCTTGCAGATTTGCGGGTTGTCTATGACCCACTTGGCACAAGCCTCAAATGATTCCAGGTTCTTGAGCGCATCCTCAAAGGTGCGCCAAGCCCGAACCGACTCTTTCAAAGATCGCTGATTATGCGCCATGAGGAACCTGTTTTAGCCTGACATTTCTTGTTCTTGCTTTTGCATTCGTGTGGTTTGAATATCCAAAATAGGTCTGCATCCATAGCCCAGCAAATAATGTAGTCAACAATTACCTTGGTGTACACAGTCTTGCACTCACTTCCAACGCTGGTCATAAACCCATATCTGCTTCTTTCCGAATCCGGCTTTTCGCTGGTCTTGACTTGGATGCGAATAAACCTTCCATCCTTTTCCGCCACCAAGTCATAACCAGCAAAATCCTCCATTGGCGCAAGCACGCTGTACCCATTGCGGAACAAAATGCTTGCCACCCTAGTAACCCCCACCGCGCCTATTTGACGGTTGGATAATTTCTTTATTGACATGGATGGTTTTCGGGTAGAGACTTTTTACATGAAAGCAATACTAATCGTGATGGCGGTGCTAGTGGCACCGGTGATGGGGGATGAAGGAATGGATGACTTCATGGGTGGTGTATACGAAAAGCCAGGTATTTATGCAAAGACAGCAAATGTTGCAGTTGGTGATGGTATTGTGATTAGGTCTGGCAACACATTTTTTACTGATGAAGGTATTTGCAGAAAAGCTGGTTCCTTTTATTTTAATGAAAAAGACATTGTTTTAAGCACTGGCAATTCATTTATATCTGGAAACAATTTCACTGCAAAAGCTGAAAATGTTTATGTAGGTACTGGCGGAGTTACAATATTTACAAGCGTTGTTATATTTAAATAATCAAGCTGATCCAAAAGCCCCAAGACGATTAGTAATTCTATTCTCAAGACCATTTAGGAATTTACGCCTATCTGGATTTTGTTCAGCCCTGCGGCGTTCATCAAGCAACTGAGCCTTACTTGCCTCGCGCATAAGTTCTGATGGATTTACTGAGTTGATTGCTTGAAGAGTTTTTGGTCCCATACCTCCGTCAACCGCAACATTCTGACCAAGCTTGTTCAATGCTTGCTGAAGATAGATTGTGGCACCACCCATTCCTCTGTTGAACGCCAAATCCTGTACAAATGGCTGAAGTTTTTCTGGAACCCTTGACACAAGCGGAGCCGTGTATTGTACAATGTATTTTGCTGCGTAATTCTTGCGTTGCTCTGGCGCCATGTCCCGCAATGCTTTGGCGGCCTCTGGATGGTATTTATCATTGATTCCAGCCACCTCATAAGATCCTCCCATATCACCAGATGGCAAGCTATAGACAGCGAGATTACCCTGCTTGTCTTTTCTGCCCTCCCATTCAACAGTGCGTTTAGCTGCATCAAAGACATTGCCAGAAAACTGTTCGGATGGAGCTTTAGCTCCAACAAAATTTGGAGAAGACTCCATCAATGATCTTTCAACTTGGTTTTTCATCATATTGCCCTCCAAATCAGATAATCTTGCCGCCGCGCGCATTCTTTCTGCAATGTCAACCGCCTGTTGACCCCTATCACCAGCCGCCCATCTGCCGGATGAAGACGGTGCAAATCCAAAATAATCACGCCCTACTGAATCACGAACACTATTTTGAATATCATTCGTGATGGCATCAGTTGATATCCTTCTTTCAATGGTAGGTATGTCAAATTTAGCCATTATCTTCCAAGCCTTCTGGCTATTTCTTCATCTTTCAGCTTTTTCGCTATATCTGCCAAATCCCTGTCATTCGTATCTTCTGAAAGAGCAATAAGATTAGCTATTGCACCAGGAACAGCATTTGGAGCAGCATCAATGTTCTTTGCAAGCCAATTTACATAAGTTGGATTTGTAAAAAGACGACTTCCAATATTTGAAAGCAATCCAACGGATAATATTCCTGTGGCAAATCCATATTTACCAGCCGCAATAGATCCTGCAACGCTGGCGTAAGTGGCCGGACCAACAACAGCACCAGCAGTCCCACTTGGATTGGCCAAAACCCTGCTTCCCTCGCGAATAAGTTCTGCTGTTTTGGCAATCTTATTCATATCACTACCAAACTTCGATCCGAATCTTCCAAATAATTCTTGTTTTGCACCAGGACTTAATTTATTCCAATTTGTAAGAAATCTTTCTGTGCTAAAAATATCACCACCTGCATCTTGCGACCCAGGTAATGCTCTTCCCATTTTTGAAACAAATGCAGAAACAACGGCTTTTTGATCTTCCTTCGGGATGCTACGCATTAAAGCATATACTCTTGATGGACCTGCTTCAGCCCCCTGGAACGCTGCGTTAAATACCTTCTCAGGTTCATTTTTGTCTATAAAAGCTTGAAGCTTATCAAATCTTTCGTGCATTGTTCTGCTAAATTGATTTGCTCTCTTCAATGAAGCAATAGCTTGAGGTCCGTTTTCTTCTGCGGCATTTCTTAAATCATCCGATAACGCTGCATAAATTCGTTTATATTGGCCTTGGGTCACATTTGCACCAAGAGAAACAGACCCAAGCTTCTCCCCAATCTTTGTTCTAAGTCCCTTGAGCGCAGAAAATGGAACCCTTCCCTGCATGGGTGCCATGTCCTTTTCAAGTGCTGCTGTTAATGCCTGTAACTCTGGACTGCTTAAAAGCTGGCTTTGCGATAACTCTGTTGCACCCTCAATAGGCTTAATCATTTGCTTGAGCGCATTATATGTATTTTGAGGCGACACAGGATTTGTGCCTGGAATATATTTATCAAGTTTATTGTAAAGATTGGCTTCTCTTGCGCGAACCATTGGCTCGAATACTTCTTTAATTCCCTTTTGTATTCTTTGTCCGACAATAACGGGCTCTTGAATTGCTGAAAGCTCATCAGCAATTTGCTTTACCTTCCCACCAATCTCTGCCTGCTGGCTTATTGATTTAGCTCGCATGATGTCGATTGAGCCAGGAACGCGACCAAGAGTTGATTCAATCCCGCGCATTACGCCAGATTCAGTTGCTTGACCAGCGGAAGGCATTGTCCCTGCACGCTGAAATGCCTCAATATTTTTTGCAATTTGCTCTCTTGGTGCACCCATTCTTCCAACAGCTTGTGCGGCACGTTCTGCCATAATTGGAACTGGAGCTTTTACGCTGGTTCCAGGTATCGGTGCAAATCGCAAGGCAGATGCGCTAGGAACAAGTGCGCCGACAAGTCCGGCAGCCGTTTGTTCGGCTGGCCCTGCACCGGCGGATTCAGCTAGGCTTTGTCCAATCGCTCCCGTCATTGTTGACAATGCTTGAGCGGCTGGTTCGGATGTTAATGTTTGTCCAATTCCACGAACAACGGGTGAAACTGCTTGCATCGCTATTTTCCCAGCACCAACTGGAGCCATAAGACCCGAAGTGGCCTCAATAGCGCGACCAGACATTTTCTCAATATCCGTAGCTGGCCTTGGCAATCCCATCTCATCTTTGATCCTATCCATCACCTCAGTCAACGATGGAATCTTTCCGGTCTGAGTTGGTTCAGCTATTAAAGCATTGTAAACCTTTGGAATAATGTCTGTGACAAGACCGGCAACAGCACCAGCACCAGCACCAGCGGCGGTTCCAATACCAGGCGCAATAGATCCAATAGCAGCACCAGTAGCCGCTCCAGCCGTAATAGGATTGATTGCCGCTCTTGCGGTTAGGCCAGCCTGCCTTGTTGCATAATCACCAATACCTTCTGGACTGACGGCAGATTTTGCCTCGGAATAATCTTTAACTATCTGATTTATTTCTGCTGGAGTGGTATCATCGGGAAGGTCAATCTGACCAATTCCTTCGATGTCAACAATAGGCATTATCGTGCTGGAACAAGATTACCGCTAGCATCCCTTACATATCTAATAACTGGACGAGCTTGTGGCGTTTGCTGTGCGGGTTGCTGATATGATTGTTGCGATGGTTGCTGATATTGTGGCCTTGTGTAGTCGATTGGCTTTGGAATGTTTACTTGTCTTCCTGAAATTCTTGAGTATTCAGAAGTTCTATTAAGAACATCATTTCTAAAGTTTGAAATGGCGTTTAGTGCCGTGTCGTTTCTTGTCAAAAGACCTGTTGGAATAATATATTTTTGAGCAGCAGCAACTTCTCCTTCTCTTGCAACAGAGGAAGGATCAACAATTTTGGCGTAAGCAATAGCCATTTGATATGGAAGTTGTCCAAGCTTTGCAGAACCTTCTGGACTCCCAACTTCGAAAGTTCCATACTTTCTTACGGTATTCTCAAACTCATCAGCATATCTTAATGCCGCACTTGCGTTGCTTTCAAATGCCAAATCAGCGGCGGATAAATCCTTGGCCTTGGACTTTAATCCCTGCTCTGCTGAATCGGCTACACCGGTAAGAATACGCTTGCGAGTTGGGTCTTGTTCATTATCCGCAAGCATCCTTAAACCTTGGACATTGTTTACTGCATTTCCAAAAAGAGCTTGAACCATCTCTGGCGGGGTACCAGCAGGAACTTGCATTTCAGTTCCAGGCACTTTCTGGTATCCAACAGTTTCTCCAAGCATTCTCTGCCCAACCGCTTGCGCTGTTGGTGTTGCTTGAGGATTAAATCCCTGCGCTGCGGCTGCTTCAGCTTGCTTTGTCTGTTGCTCAAGCATGGCCCTCGGATCAATTTCCATACGCAGGCGTTGCTCCTGCATTTGGCCAACCCTCTCATTAAGCGCACGCATTCTGTCCTCTTGAGCGTATTGAGCGGACTGCCAAGGAAGTGGGAATAATGGTCTTCCGTCAGCCATTAGATTGCTCCGTTAAGTTCAGTAATTTTAACATCCATCCATTTTCTGATAATCGCTTTAATTTTTGGTTTATTGCGAATAGATTCTGCAATCTTCTCTCCATGTTTAATATAGAAGTTTCTTAAATTGTCCGATGCCTTGGTAAGCATCCACTCTCTAAACTGCAACCATTTTGGATTATCATTACCATAAACTTCTCTAGCAACCCAACAAATAACACCAAATGGAGCAACCTTGCCAAGCAATCCTCCAACACCTCCAGCAATATCAGCAAATTGCTGCGCGCCAGTTGGCTGACTAGCCTTGGCTGCTGTATATGCTCCATAGGTTCTGGCCTGGTAATCAGCCATTGACCCATAAAGATTCGCAAACGTATTGGTAAGGTTAACAGGAATGCCTTGATCCACCGTTTGATAAAACTGCTGTGCCGTACTCGGAGCCTGTCCAAACTGACCAGGTAATGCTTGATTGGCCTGGATATAGTTCTGGAACGCCGCTTGCTGTGCTCCAGTGCGTGCTTGGCCGAGGTTGTAGAGCGAAGGTCCGCCACCAATAAAGTTAGCAGCCGCACCAAGCCTGTTTTGTTGCAATCCTTCACGCAATGCCAAATCCCTTGCCATTGCCGCTCCGGTTGTCTCGCCAGATCCAAGGAATTGTTGGGCGGCACCATAACGCGCAAGCTTGCGTTGTTCACCGGCGGCGCCAATCTGTGCTGCTTCCTGCACTGCCGGTCCAAGACCAAATATGTTTCCACGGGCAGTCTGTGCGCCACGGATGGCCTGCTCGTAACCACGCCTTTCCTCGGCTCCCAAGGTCGAGCCAAGGCGAAGCTGATTCAATGCTTCCTGTTCAATGGTGTTGCGAAGGTCTTCTGTTTGCTGGGTGGTGGTTGCGCCAAGAGGCTGGGTTGCCATCTGGCGATATTGACGACCAAGACCAACCGCAGTTCTGTAGGATTCCGGATCAATCTGGCGCAACTGCTGGGTTGCACGCTCTTCTGGCAATTGGAGGTATTCGCGGAAAGAGGTGATTTGGCTGGCGGCTTCTGGTGATCCAACGGAAATGGGTTTGAAATCCTTGATTTGCTGTGTTGCATCCGTAACCGCGCTCTGCACGCTGGCTAGGTCGGACTTCAACTGATTGACATAAACCTGGCTGGATGCACGGCGAGCGTCATCAGAAGGAAGCTGGTCAAGCAAGGTCTGCGCTGCATTAAGGCGTTCTTGAATACCCGTGATCTGGGCGTTGCCACGATCAACTACAGAGTTTAGCCTACCAAGCAGACTGGTATTGTAATCGTTAAGGATTTGCTCGTCGGAAACTTGGAAGTTAAGCTTGCTGGAAAGATCGGATGCGCCGTAATTCCTGTCCGAACCAAAAGCTGTGATTGCTGGATTCATTGCCATATTAGGTTGACCGATTGTTTGACCCTGTGTCCCTCCTGCAAGTGACGCTATTTGTGACGCTAGTGAATTTCTTATGTTTTCCTGACTTGTTGCATCGGATAATTGTTTTTGATATGTATTCTGAAGATTTGAAAATTTTTCATTCTGCATTTTATATGCAGCTTCTTGTGCTGAAAATAAATCAGTATATTTGTATCCGCCTGATTGTGCATCATTATTGAATTGATTTATTCTGTCCTTAAATGTTGTGCCGCCCGGAGTTGGCATTTCATAATCACCAAGACTTATTCTGGAAATGCTTCCATCATCATTTACCCTATACCTTGGCGGCTGATTTACCTCAATTTCCCTCCTAAAGTAAGGATCATTTTGCGCTATTGTTCCTATGCTTGCCATGACCTACCCCTGCAACGGAGGATTGGAAATATTTGTTCCAATCGTTCCGTAAATGTCCTGAGGTGGCATATTTCGAGGGGCGAAAGCAACACCTGGCTCAACCGCTCCATAAGGCGAGGTTCCGTAAAGACGCGCAAACTGCTGGGTCATTTGCTGGCCTAACCCGCGATTTAGGGCATACGCCTGGGGGCTTTGCTCGTAGGACCGGCGTAATCCTTCTAGGGTTCGTTGCGGTCCGTATTGACGCTCCATCTGGAGGCTTGACAGGGCAGCCGCCTGTTGGTCAAGAGCAGAAAGCTGGCGTTCCAAGGAACGCTGTTGGGGCATGTACTGTATGCGAAGCTTATTCTCCAAAGCTGCCATCTCTGGTGCTTTCTCAATATAAGTCTCGATATTTTTCTTGTACGCCTCTGCATTAGCCTGCGCCACCGCGCTAGGATCGGGAGGAGGAGGAGGTGCTGGAATAGATGGTCCGCCACCCATATTAAGCCATAGCCTTTCGCATAAACTTCATATAATCGTATTGTTTCCTAACTCCGTTGCGGTTAAAGATTAGGCTCCTGCGGGGGCCAAATTCATCCCAAAGGATTGACAGCAGGCGTTTCATAGCCAAGAGGCTATTGGCATTAGGTTTACCATCAATACATGTCACAGTCAAGTCCACAAAGGCATCTGGCGAATTGTAGTCATGTTTATAATGCTCAATGTTTTGCGTTGAATCCAATGCCCTAGCAACAGCTACGCCAACAATCTCTTCGCCATCCTTAACTACGCCAACAAGATTATTGCGCTCATACCATGAAAACCAATCCCTAAAGTTAGGCCATCTAGTTTCAGGTACACCGGATGCCTCCACATACTCAGCAGCGGTCATAGGCTTTTTTGCACCTCAATGGTGTCAGGATTGGCAGCAGCCGTGATCTGGCGGATGGCCATCTTATTGGCCGCGCTGGTGATCTTTATGTTAAGCAACCTCCACTTCTCGTATGTCCGAAGGTCGCTGGCAAGTCTTTTCTTTACTGATGTGGGAAGGACGGCTGGAAGGGTAAATGGCAATGTCAAAGCCGCGCTGGATATGTTTAAGTTTGGCTGTACATCAATATCCCCAACATCAATATCACGCTGGATTGAGATGGATGCATCGGTTGAATAGGAATCGTCAAAGATAACCTCAAAGTGACTGCCATACTTGGCCGAGAAAGGATCGCCAAAGTTAAAGTCCTTTGTGCGGACATAGGACTCGTAATTCACGCCTGCATCCTGGTAGTCTGCGGTTATTGCTTGTGCCGGTGTTTTATAACCACTATACTTGTTGATCTGACCAGTGGTGGTTTTCAGCATCAACCTTACGCCTTCATCTTGGAAATTGGTCAGCGCAAACTGCATGACATTCGGAGTCCAGGTTCCTTCGAAAGCCTGTAGTACGGCGTTGTAAACAAGGATGGTGTCATTAACGTCATTGGACTCGCTGGGAAAGGCAAGCAGATACCTGTTGTCGTAGAAATGTGCGGTGCATACGCCAATCTTGGCGGTGTTGATGGATTGTATGACATCCTTAACAACCTCTGAAATAGGCAATCCAACCGAGGTAAAATCGTCAGCCGCAGAGCGAATCAGCGACCTAATGCCATCATCGGAAAGAAAGAAGATGTCGGAGTTGACCTGTACAGCCGTAGCCTCGGCCACGCATCCAATGTTGTTTGATATAAGCTCAATCGTCCAATCCGCAGCCGTGGTCATGTCCGGAGGTATTGTCACTTGGAATATGCGCCGCTTCTTGAAGACGATGATTCGGTTCTGGTAGTAGGCAACAATAGCCACAATCTCATCGCCATCATCACCGTTGATGACTGAACTATTGGCCGAGTCCCACACCGAGGCATCAAGAATGTCGGATGCGTAAAGCGTGTTTCTTTGTGATCCAGACCCGACTCCAAACAGACGATTCCCAGTATTGATTAAAAGCCTAAGATTGCTTGGAGGTGGGCTTACGGTTGCCGTGGCGGTTGCACCAGAGCCATCTCCAATGATTGTTACAGTTGGAGCGGAGCTATACCCAGATCCTCCATCGACAACGGTTACTCCGGTTACTGCACCACCTGCAACGGTGGTTATTAACTGAGGATATGTGCCACCCCACTGCGGTCCAGTGACAATAGCTGTTGCGCTGGTATATCCAGAGCCAGCCGTTGTAACCGTGATTGCCCTAACCTTGCCAGCCTGCCTAGTGACAATGCTACCATCAAAATAATAAAGATCACCATCGCCATCAGCCATGTACATCTTGTCGTTAAACTGCGCCATCTTGACTGAGGCATCTATTGCGGAAGAAAATCCGTCAGCCCATTTTTGCGCCTCAGATCCCCATGTCCTTGTTGCTTGCGACCAAGTATCATCTGCTGGGTGAATATCTGCTGACCCATTCGAGTTAATTGTATACACTCGTCCTTGCGTAACCGTGACAAGTCTTTCGGTTGCAGCCGTGTCATAATACCTCATTCCACCAATCGAGCCTTCCGCACTGGTTGCTGTGGTGCTAAAACTTGTGACCCCGCGCCTAGTCTCCAGACTTCCCTTTGGGGATAGCGTCATATTAGACAATTCACGAACCTGGTTCTCAGCCAACAAGTCTGATTGCAGACCGCTGGCCTGACCACCCGCAAAACTGCGGATGCCGTCAAAAGCTAACAAATCATCAAGATTGTCGCTATAATAGCCCACGTTAAGCAGCCGTAATTTCTTCGGTCATCAAATCGCCAAGGCTGACCGGAGTGATCTGCTTCACACCACCAACCTGGCTGAGTTCGTAGCTCGCCATAGCAGCAAGGTCTGCATTTGCAGCCTGCACAACTGATTGAGCCTTGGCATATTGCCTCTCGCGCTCCAGTGCATCGGCATGGGTAAG